CGCACGCCACGCCTGCGCCGCCGGCGGCAGCTCTTTCGGCATTTTCTCACCCTTCTTCACTTTAGCAAGAGAATACGCCATATGCCAGGCATAGCGGCGCATTTTGGGTGTTATGCCGATGTTTCCACCCTCATTGTGGATGGCGGCATAGGGCCGTGGGTTGGTAACCATCACCGCGCCGGGCATGGCCACGGCATCTATGCTGCGCATCAGGTTGTCGGTGGCTGAGGTCAATGGCTTGTAGGGCGAGCCCGCCTCCTGTCGTCGTGTTTTCTTCCACGGATGGGTGCCGCCATTGGTGAAGCCGCCATCGCGGAAGTTCTGCCGAAAGTGATTCTTGGCGATGACGGCCGCCTTGCGGGGGATGTCCGAGCGCATGGCCTGCTCCACCTGCTGTGGGGCTCGGGCGATGATGTCGGCTATTTGCTTGGCGTTCATTAATTTTCTTGTTAAAAAGTTTGTTCGTAACGAATAAAGTTGTATCTTTGCATTGGTACTGGAGAGCCGGCTTGCCGTCTCCGGAACCTCCAATAACGTTAGGCTGAATAAGCCTAACGTTTTGTTTTGCCCCCATACGTCAGCAACTTATTCTTCCAATGTACGAGTATTACACGTTCCTTTCCACTTTGTGAAAGGTAGCCATTAACAGTTCTATGTATAATCTCCCTATCAACGAAGCCAGGTATTTCCAGTACGATGTTGTCCGCTTGTTTCTTGGCCTTCTTTATGTGGTTGATGATGGCGTTGTGCTGTTCCTTCGCATTAGCGTCCCTTTTTAAGCCGAACATGGACTTGCCGTCGAAAAGCTGTCCGTTTATCAGGTAGTCGGGGTTCTTTCCCTCTTTAACTCCCTGTGGCAACAATTGTCTGCGCAACATTCTTCCCTGTTCTGTTGTTTGCTCCAACCGTGGCAACAGGTACACCTTTGTCTTCAGCTTGTCGGCAAGAAATTCTGCCAGTCGCTTGTTGTCGTCAAGCTCGTTTTCGCCATGATAAGGGCTTATGAGAACTTGCCCGTGGTGTGTGCGCTTGTAAGAGCCCTCATCAGGCGGTTGAGCGTTAGGCTCGCCCCATTGTTTGCTTGGCAACTTCGCGTCGATGTACGGGCAGTTAAAACAATCTTTCTTCTGGTTCGAAAAGATGGCCCGCACGCGGTTCTTAACCCCACGCGGCTTATGGAAGGGGCAACGGGCGCACGTAGTGGGGAAGTAAGGGTGCGTGTCGTTTATCAGGTGCCCGTCCTTGCCGGGGTTGTTGTCCAATCCGCGCTGCGGCTGCTGTGCGGGCATGTCCTCCACCACGTCGACAGGCGTGGCGGGGTCGTCGGTAGCTTCGAGCATGCACTTGCAGTTCCAGCGGTCTTGCGGGTGGTGCTTTTCCCAGAACGGATGCTCGATTGGCAAGGTGAGTTTCTTTTCCCAATATGAGCGGTGCGAGGCCTCGGCATCGGGCGATGTGGTGGGCATCCAACGGAGGTTGGGGAAGATGTCCTTGTTTTCAATGAACTCCTGCCAATCGGCCGCGGCGTGCGCGCGCAGCACGGCCGTGTTGTATTCGGTGCGGAGCCACGCGCCCGTGTGGTGCGAGGCAATCGTCCGAACGTCGTTCGACCACTGTTCGAACGGCTTTATATTGCCGTTCGCATCGCGCAGTTTGTCGGCCATCGCCTTGCCCATCGCATGTACCTTGAACGCCGCGAACACCTCGTTGCCGTGGCGCATGGCGTCAAGAAAACGATCGTTGTGTCGCGGTTGGTATTCGCCGCGTGCCAGGCCCTCGGCTGCCGCCTCGTTCATGGTGCGTTGCAGCTCGCGCCACATCTTCGGCTCGATTTCGTTTGACGTGTCGAAGCCCTCGTAAATGGTGTGCAGGAAGTCGCCCAGCAGGTCGGCCGAAACCTCCACGCCGCCTTCGGCATTGTGGAAATGTGCGTGACACCCGCACCGCCCGCCACCATAGTAGAGGTTGTCAATTAGAAGTCGTTGTCCGCCCCGATGGGTGTCGGGGCTAGGCCGAAAAAACGGCGCAGGGCGTTCTGTGGGGCTTTCTTTGTGTCCGGTTCGGGCGGTTCGGGCTGTTGGGTGAGTTGCTGGCGCAATGCCGCACGTTCCTTTTCCTTCTTCGCTTTCAGCTCGTTGTAGTTCTCGGGCTTGGCGACGCCGAAAGTTTCATACAAGTAGTCGTCGTCGATAGGCAGCCCCATGCTGGATAGTTTCTGTACGATGTCAATCTGCTGCGCAGTGTCCACCTTCTCTTTCTTCGCATATACGAACTCGCCCCCGTCGGTGTTGAATCCCAATTCGGCGAAGATGTCGCGCATCTGATAATTGAGGATATCGAGGATGAAGTCTCGGTCATCGGCGTTCATCTCGTTCTCTTCCTCCTTATGTATCGTGCCCAGGGCCTGCGTGCCGGTACTCTTGGCATCGGTAGTGAGGGTGTTGCCAAGCACGCGAATGCTAATCTTCGAGTCCCAGTATTCGGCAAAGGTGCGGTACAATTCGCTGCTGCCGGTCTTGTTACCCGCCTCGATTAGGTTCAGGTCGCTGTCCTTCGGATGGATGTAGACCGCGTTCGTGCCCTGCTGCCGCGCCTCGCGGATGAGCGTGCGGCGTGCCTCTTCGTCGCCCGCGTCGTATGTGTACTCGCGTATGGGCATGCCGAAGATGTTGCAGAAGCGCGCCCAGTCGCCCATATTTCCCTTCTTGTAGAGCACGGCGGGCAGAATCTCGGCGAAGATGCCCAGCCCGCGCTCCGAGCCGACGAAGAGTGTGTTCTCAAAATTCTCAATGGGCACTCCGCCGATGTCGCCTTGGTGACGAAGCACAAGGCCGTGCACGGGGTCGTAGTGTTTACGGTTTATCGAGTCGAAACGGATGTTGCCGTCATCCTCTTTTCGGAACTGAACCAGGGTGAAGCCCCAGAACTCGGAGAGGATGAGTTCCTTGCGCAGTTCCTTGAACCAAGGCGAGCGGAGTTGCCTGTTAATTTCCTCATCGGGTTTCCCCTCTCGTTGAAATTCGATGGGTATCTGCGTCACGCCACGCAACCGCTTGGCCATCACCCCTGTGAGGTGTAGGTCGAAATTCGCGCTCTCATACATATCATACAACCGCACGCGGTTGCTGTAATCGATGCCGCGCGCTGAGGTGACGGCATTCATGTAGTGTTGCAAATTGAAGTGGAACAGCTCGGGCATCTGCAGTACCACGTCGGGCTGGCGTTCTCCCGGGGCGGCGAGCATCCCGCCCTGCGTTATTCGGCGGCCTTGTGCGCGCCTTTGTTTCAGGTTTTTCATCTTTACCATTTTTTGTTTTTTCACTTATAAGAGCGTTGGGCGCACCTCATCCGCCTTTATCTGCCATCGACTTTTGTCCTCTACCTCTTCCGCCGGCAACAGCGGCGCACCGTCGATGGTTACGTCGCCACGCATCACGCCCTTGAGCCACTCCACCGCCCGATTGTAGCGGTCTTCCCTACTCTTGGATATCTTATAGGGGTTGTGCTGGCAGAAGATGTGGTAGATGGCGATGTCCAGGGCGAACATCAGCACCAAGGCGTGGCGGTCGGTGCCGCTCGCGGAGAAAATCTTGTCGCAGTCGTACTTCTTGTTCAAGTACGACCGCATTTCCAGTACGGCGCGGTCTTCGCATATCTCCACAATCTGCGGGTCGTAGTCGGCCGTGCCCTGCCGCAGGAGACTGTCCAGTATCTCGCGATGTATGCTCGCGTCGTAGTCGGTTATGTCTATAAAATTGCTCATGTTACATCATAAATGGGTTGTCCTTATTCATGTCTTCATCGTTAAGCGCGATGGTGTAAGTGGGTTCCAGCTCGCCCGTCTTCTGGTCCACCGTCGTCACCCCGCCCTCCACGGCGTCGGGGCCGTCGGCAGGGTATGGCAGGGTGAGCTCGAAGAGCTTGAACTGGTTCCTCAGCTCCTGCATGTGGGGGTTGTCCTTTTCTTCCTCGTTGAACACCCACGTGCCAAGCCGGTCGAGCGGCTCCAGGTTCGCCTCGATGCGCGTTGCCTTGTCGGTCTTCTTCCTGGTGTCTTCCCTAATAAAGAGTTGCGTCTTGCGCGCTGCGCACTCGTCGCGCAGCAGGGGCTTGAACACCTGCTGATAAAAAGGGTCTTGCAGCTTGTTGTTCTCGATAAACCAGTATACGTTGGTTTTTCCACCCACATACTTGTCCAACTCAAAGTACCAGCCTATGAAGTTGGCGTTGGTTTCGCGAGCGAGAAAGCCCTTTATCACGTAATAAACGCCCTTGTACTTTCCCACCAGCCACAGAGCCTTGGTGCTGCTTGCCTTCTTGCGGCTGTCCGAATAGGCTGGGTCGCCATAACCTATCAGGAAGCGGAACTTCTTCAAGGGCGGCACCTTGCCGAAAGGCAGGTTCTTGAATATCTTTCCCTCTGCCACGGGGTTGTTGAAGTACTCGCCCTGTTGAGCCCGCACCGAGATCTTCGAGAGGCTTCGGTCTATCTGTTCCTCGGTATTCTTTTGCGGCCACGTGCTGCGCCCCTGCTTGTCGCGTATGTTCACGATGTCCCAACTATTGGCCAGTGCCCCAGCGCGCGTTATGCAGCAGTCCTTAGCGATAATATTTCCGCACCACAGCACCAGCGTGGGTTCCGAGATGGAGCGCGTCGGGTAAAGTGCCCGCTCGGCCCACTGCCATTTCTTGTCTAGTGTTACTGGGTTTCGGCAGTCCTCATCGGTATCGTAGTCGTCGAAGTACAACACGTCGGGGCGTATGGCCTCGTTGCGCATACCACGCGGTGCCGACCCAGCACCTAGGGCGATGAACTTCGCTCCGCATGCGCAAGCGAATTCCGTGTTGGTCCACGCCCCGATGGTTTCCTGTTTGCCGTAAAACTGCATCAGGCGCGGGTTCTTCTCAAAATTGGCCTTATAAGGTGCGAGCAGGCGTTCGGCCGCATCGATGGTGGCCGCCGCCAATGCCACGAACCGCTTGCGTTTGGTGAGCGTGAGATACATCAACACGAACATCACCACGGTGGACTTTGCCAACTCGCGGCTCCACGACAGCACCTCGTACCATTCGTCATTGGCTATGATGCGCCGTATGGCCTTGATATGGAAGGGTGCGAACTCGTATTTGGCGTAGGCCGGGAAGAAATAGCGTATCCACTCTACGGGGTCGCGTTCCAGTTCCTTTCGCCGGCGTTCTACCTCATATCGCGACAGGCTCTCGTCCACCGGCACGTCCTTGGCCAGCCCCTCATGAAACCTGCGCCACAGTTCCAACGCCTGCTTGTCCGTATGTTTAGCTTTCATCCGCGTGTGGTTTGGTCTTTAATGAACGCGTCGAATAGGTTGTTGAACTGCTTGGCCGCCTCGACGTCTAGCGGACGCAACCACGAGAGGAAGCGCATGGCCACGGACACGCAGTCGCTCACGCCGATGTCGTTCTGCAACTTGTTGATGGCATTGGCCAGCTTGGCCAGCGCGTCGGCCTCGGCGGGCGTGGCATAGCGTTGTCCCTCATCACGCGCGGCGATGGCGTTGTTGACCTCTATTATCTGCCTGTTCCATTGTGAGATTATCTGTGCGGGGGTGATGGCCACGGATGCCTTCACTTCCTCCCAGTTGCCCTCGCGTATCCATCGGCTTACCGTCTGGCGTGTAGTGCCAACCTTGTCTGCAATCTCCTCCT